ACTCGCATGTCACTAGCCATTGCCCGATTCTCAGGATCAGCCTGTTGCTGTTCATATAGTTCAAGTGCTACATTGCGACATACAGTTTGGAACCAACGATCCACAATGATTGTATCAGTGTCATCATCACGTATCTTATATCCTGCACGTATTAAGTTTAACACAAACTTATCATTGAAATCAAGTTCAAACGCACCGCTGTTAATATCATATGGATCAATTTCCATTTTTAAAATATTAACATAGGGTAAGCCCTCTTGAATAGCCTTTTCCTTATCAGAATGTACAGATTGAATCTTTTTTTCTTTAGGTTTGCGAGGTTTCTTTACCTTTGGTGTTTCCGGTGTTTTTGCTGGCTCAGGCAAAGGTGCCTTCTTATTAAACAATTTATCAAATATTCCCATATTAATCCTCTTTTATTTCCATCCATGTATGATCACCCATATATTTAACTTGGGTAATGTACTCGTAAAATTCTGGCACTCCTGTGCACCAATCATTGGGCCCTAGTATGACTAACAATGTTTTTTGTTTTTGTTTTTCCCATACTAACCAATATAAATTTCCCATAACAATTTGAAATTGATATTCAGCCGAATGTACGGCATCAGTAATTGATAATCTACGCTGAATATCTTGTGCTTGTTTTTCTAAAACTTTAACCAATTCCATAATACGATCATACTCTTGCTGTGCATACATCCTAGCATGATTAATCATTAAGTCCTTCTGCTTAGTAACAGGGACTAAATCAAACTTTGGACCTCCTGCCTCAGTGGGATATTCACTCACATTCCTATTAAAGAAGTGAATCAATTTCCCGGTGCCAGTGCTATCATAGCTATGTACACCGTTAGCAGAATTGTTGTCAGTTGGCATGTTCAAGTAATTTAAAGCTGGCTAAGTTTTTGCCTTTACTCTCGCACATGATATCAAAGTTATCACGAAATGTCAATGCCCAATCGTTCACTGCATCATTCCAAAAGTAATCACTATGGGCACGTAATTTTTGCCTGTTGTGACCAATTTCCATTAACGCATCACGGGCGGGACGTTGGTCACTGGGGTGTTCAACAAGACAATCTTCCCTAGATACACTGTAGTGCATAGTAGGGCGAATACCGCGCCAACTATCAATAACCTTTTTAACACGGTCATCAGTAGGTTCAATGTATTCGCCACAGTTGACCCAGTGATGATGGATGTCCATAACAATTGGAACCAAATCTGCAATTTGTAATACTGTGTGTAAGTCATGTGTCATTTCCTCGTTTTCGATTGTAAGTGCGTTTCTTGCTTCTGGTGAGAGTCTTTTGTAGGCTTGTCTGATACCTTCTGGACCGGCTCGACCCGAGATGTGTACATTGATTTTAATGTCTTGAAATTGTTTACCGTACCCCATCCAACGGGCCATATCTGCATGATATTCAAACTCCTCTATACTCTTATTTACTACCTCAGGACGATCACTTGCTAATACCACAAACTGATCTGGATGAAAACTTAGTCGTACATCATTGGCACGTGCAGTTTCACCGATTGGTGCCATCCAACGTTCTAAACTACTTTGTACATCACTACTTTTCCAAAAGTCTTTATACTCATCCATTGTATAAAAACTAAACATATCACTAGTTAACCGTAACATGCGTAGTTCAGGTTCTAGTGAGGCAACTTTTTTAACCAATGCATGTGTATTCATGATGTTACGTTTAGCAACATCCATAATCTTTTCTTCTACTACACTACGACTATTACGCTTTGCCCAAGCATAAGTAGTACCACCTGTATTAAGGCCTTCAGTTGAAATAATCTCACCCTTGTGATTAATTTCTGCCCATTTGCAAGCAAAACCGATACGCTTGACTAACTGATTTGTGTACATAAAAGCCCAAAGTGATAAATAATACATACAGTGTAGCACACCTACGCAATAAAGTCAACTATTTAGGATACCAATATGAGAGCAAGCGAAATAATTACTGAAGCCGCAAATCTAGCACAGCAAGCCGCTATTGCCATTGCTATGAAAAAGGCTGGTAAAAAGCCAAAAAATGAAGGTATGTCGGAGGGTGAAGTATACGACTTAGAAAAAGAATACGGATATGAAAAGGCGCCAACTCAATCTAGACGCAGCGCCCCCTCAAACTACCCATATAGCCAACAAGATGATGATGCATACTTCCGTGAAATCTTCCGCAAAAAGCGTGAAGCGGCTAAAAAAGCAGAACAAGATGGTCAACAGGGTGTAGCAGAAGGCGAGACTTGGGCAAAGCACAATAACCCAAGAGCAGGTGGCATGAGTAAAAAATCTGTAAAGAGTTATCGCCGTAGTCATCCTGGCAGCAAGATTCAAACAGCAGTAACAACTAAACCAAGCAAACTTAAAAAGGGTAGTAAGGCAGCAAAACGCCGTGCTAGTTTCTGTGCTAGAATGCGTGGCATGAAAAAACATCGTACAGGTGCTAAGACAGCACGTGATCCAAATAGTAATATTAATAAAAGTTTGCGTAGATGGAATTGCGAAAGCATAGAACAATTGCAAGAATTAGTAATGATTGCTGAACAATATATTAGGAATAATAAGAAATGAACTTTAAAGAATTATTTGAGGGAGTAGAGCCAACGATGCCCGGAGCCCCTGAGGGTATCCAAATTATGACTCCACAGCAATTCGTTGCTAAAGCTGGTGACATGCCTGGTGAAGAAGAGGTTGATGAAGGTCAAGGACAACAATTAAGCGTACAGCAATTGGCAACCATCAGTGATGAAGCATTAGACAAAGCATATGGATACGGTCGTAGCAGTCCAGGTAATACATTTGGTTGGCAAGCCAACTTAAAGTCAGCCGCTTTTGCCAAACAAATGATTGATAAAGGTGTTACTGACATTGAAGCAATCAGTGATGCTATTCACAAAGGTTGGAATGTGACAGCACAAGCATTTGTGCAGAACCCTAAACAATTTGATGATACTGCTAAGTTGCAAGCCGCAGGTAAATTAGAAGCAAAACTTCAACAACGTGCAGAGTTGATGAAAAAGAATTATGCTCAATTACCAGAAGACGAAAAAGAAAAAGACCGTGTAGTTGCCCGTGCAATGCTACAAGCAATTAAAGGTGAGCAAGCTATGGCGGAAGGCGACATGTATGGCGATGAAGAAGTAAGTTGGGAAAAAGGTGGTCGTAGAGCCCCAACAGGTGCATTTAGAAATCCTGCGGTTGACCAGTATGGCCCTCAAGATAAAGGTGATGACAGTGAAGATGAGGAAAACTTAGCAAGAATTCGTAGATTATCTGGCTTAGATGAAGCAACTAAACTACCAGCAAGTAGCCGTGAGTTTGGTGGTGACGAGTTCCAAGACTATATGAAACGTATTGTTGGTACTCCTGATGTTGACAAAGCAGGTAATGTTAAGATAGACAAAAAGGGCAATGAAAAGTATATATCTGGTAAAACAAAAACAGACAGATACAAAATGCCATACGTTCATCGTAGTAGCGTAGTTGAATACTTAGGTCCTGATGGTACAACATACGATGAGGATGCTGTTAAGAAAACACTAGCACAGCGCCCTAAAGCATTACTAAAGCAAAATGAAAAGATGAAGCATAGTAACGGAGAGTTTGAACAATTCTTTAACGTTGGCTTTGCTGCGCTAACTGGTATTGCACTAGATGAAGACACAAACAAACTAATCATTGTTAATACATGCCCAGGTGCTGGTTCATGTAAAATAGATTGTTTTGCTATGAAGGGTGGTAAAATTCAATTTAAGAATGCATGGCAAAGTGATGGTCGTATCTTGACATATCTATTAAATGATCCAGATGGTTTCTTCAATCAACTAAGTGCTGAAATTTCTAAAGAAGAGGCAGCAGGACAAAAGGGTGACAAGAAGTTTCCTAAGGGTTGGCAAACTACTATTCGCTGGCACGATGCTGGTGACTTCTTTAGTCCAGAATACTTAGACTTAGCATTAAAGATGGCAGCAAAGCATCCTGACACTAAGTTCTATGCTTACACTAAGATGGCTGCAGCCGCACTAGGTAACAAACCACCTAACTTCATTATCAACTGGAGTGAAGGTGCTAATACAGCACAAGAAAAACAAGTTAAAGCTAAAGATACTAATTTAGACACAACTAAGAATAGTCGTATTGTTCCTGATAACTTGTTCCAAGACTTGTTAGTTAAGGATGAAAAGAAAAACTTAGTTAAGGGCGCAGAAGGTCAATGGCAGGTTCAACCTGACAAGTTACCTGAATTAAAACAACGTCTTGCTAAAGAGTATGGATTAAGTGCTAATTCTATATTAGATTACAATGAGTATATGGCAAAACGCAAGTCTATTCCTGCTGGAATGAAGTATAACGTTATTGTTGCACCAGGCGAAGGTGATATCAGCGCAAATGATTCTAATATTATTTCGACACTATTGTTGAAACATTAAGCAAATCTTCCATAGTATAGAGATTACGCATATAGGGTGATACATTGGCGAGTACGCTCGTTTCAAGGTCACCCTTTCTTCTTGGACCTATTTTAGTTAACAAATCAATGTTGGGTATATTGTTTACTTTTCTGAATAGATCAACTATTTCACCCACAGTATATCCTACACCATGTCCAAGGCATTCTACTTGATTGCTAGGTTTTTCAATTGCTTGTTTTAGTGCGTCACATATCTCCATGACATGCACATAGTCACGAACACAAGTACCATCACGTGTATCATAATCATTACCAAATATAGTAAACTCACCTGTATCAATAGCATTCATTAGATTATACATTAAGCCATCAGGGTTTGTAGGGAAAAATCCATCACTACCTATCACATTGTAGAATCTAAAAATTGTATAAGGAGTGGACTTATGTTGTGTACAATATTCTCTTACAACATCTTCTGCCGCACGTTTACTAATTCCATAGGCGCTATTACAATCTTGCGCGGCACCTGTGCTAGCAAAGATAAAGTTTTTTGTTTTAATTCTATTGATTACATTCATTGTACCATTTAAGTTAGTAATGTAATATTTGATTGGGATCTGTTCGCTCTCACCCACACGCACTAATGCAGCCAAATGAATAACTGCATCATATTCAATATCACCGGGGATAGCAAATTGTCTGTTAATATCACAACGATAAAACTCATGCAACGGTGCTTGTGGTTCATCTATATCTAAGCCGTGAACTTCATATTCATTAGATAATAGCTTGGATAAATGTGAACCTATATAACCTGAAATACCAGTAATCAAAACTTTCTTCATTATAATCCTTCAAATAGAGATAAACCCTCAACTTCTTCTATTGGTTCAAATGCAGGGTCTTTTGTTAAGTAGGTGTTATTATCAGTGTAAATGATACGGTACTTATGTTTGTTAGTCAACACACTACGGATATCATCAATACAAATTAGTTTGCGACCTAACTCTCTAATGTATTCACTGTGTTTAACTGTATTGTTTTCTAGTATTTTGGCTGTGTTACTAGTAGACTGTTTGCTATTAAATTCTTGAAAACAATCATTCCACTTACCAAATACACGCTTCTCCATAAAGTTAGCATGTTCTAATGAACCTAAGTTATACCAAGTTTCTGCTTTCTCAAAACTATCATATAATTCTTTTGCTGTTTGAGCCATGTTTTTCTTGTTACAATAGTAAAAGAATTCGTCATTAAAGTTCTTAGTCCAACGCTGATTTTCTAATACAAGTGTGGGCAGTTGGATATGTTGTTCATAGAACGCCATACCATAACTTTCTACAATGCTAGGATTGAATGCAATTCTACTAGACTTAATAAAGTCTACTTTTTCTTGTCCAACAATACTAGCACGAATGTCATATTTGACCCCAAGTTTCTTTAATCGTTCTTCAAACTTATTAATACCGTTAGGGCTAGTCATTACTTTAGCAGGTAGACCTGTTTGTTCAATCAAGTCAATAAACAACTCAGGATTTTTACCTTCTTCCCAGCGACCTACAAATAGTATACCTTCACGATCACCCGCATATTCAGTCAGTAAGTCTCGTTCAGTGATTGGAATAGGCAAGTGATACGATGATTCATCTAAATTAAGTTGGTTATGTTTACTTTGCGTACCAACAAATACGTTAGGTGTACTAAGTTGCTGACGCATCAATACATTAGTGTTGAATAAGAATGGATTCTTTGTGTCTTTGAAAATTTGACTTTCTAAATGAGTGTACGCAATGATTTGAATTACATCTTCAAGACCCATCGTGCTTGCCACTTGAATAGTCTCGTATGTGTTACAAATTAATGCATCGTATAAGTTATGTTCTAATGCTTCTACAATCGCATTACGAAAGTTAGCCATGCGCTCATAACAGAATGTATCACCATACATGAAGATATTGCTATGATTAGTATATGGTAATGATTCTAATGGAGCAATGATATTTGCCTTCAATGACTTAATAAAAGTATTATCTTTAGGTTCTTTGTCTGTGATGATATCAACTTTGATATTGTGTTCATCCATTAACTCACAAAAACTTTTTGCAAACTGTCCAATACCACCGTGTGGTATCAATGTTTGATAACTAACTAAAAAGCCAATGCGTTTGTTATATGTTCTCATTTTTAATTAAATCTCTGTTTGATATTATCTACACATTTAATTTTTATATCATGTACCATATCTCTATCAAACGTAGTGTATATAATTTCTTTAAAATCTGTTTCTTTTACCGCATTAATGCATTCATTAATAATCATATTAGCAAACATTTCCAATAATTCACTATTCACATTAGGGTAGTGACTACCACCTGTTTGCAACGCTAGTTCTTTAATTTTCCTATTCATTGTTTTAACTTCCAAATAATATGTTCTAGTCTGTCATGCCAGCGATATTCAAATATTGTATCACCTGGCCCAGTAATCAATCTAGTCATACGGTACCCATACTTTAACCAAATACGTTTCTTGGATATATAACAAGTCTTGGGTAGCCAAGCAAATTTAAGTTCAGCCCCTAAAGACCATCTATAAAATGCATCACCTGATTCTGATGCTATACTTGTGCCATATCCTGTGCCCATCAATCAAGTTCCCCATTCATTTTTAAAAAGTGGCACTTGTAATCTATCACTGTATCGCCATCCTTTTCGCATTGCCATTTCTGCCACTGCACGATTGTTAAGGGAATACACTTGCTCAACACCACCGCAAGGCATGATATATACATGACCATTAAAACCTGCTTTACGATATGCATTCACTGCTCTTTCAGCATCTTGCAAGTCTTGTTCGTTGGCAATAACAAATTTTAAATATGTTGTACCAACTTCTCCGTATTCACGTACTACATCGGGTAGTATTGCTTCTTCCCACTTCTCGCCACTGCATGGCAGTTTAGCACTAACACTAAAAGTAATTTCTCTAGGAAATAATACCTTGTTGTTTTTCCAGTCTAACAAATATTTTCTAAACTCTAAACTAAGTTTTTGAGTACCATTAGTTTCAAATGTAATTTCTTTGAGTCTATTCATCTTAGGATGATCTAATAAGTCTGGATAAGCACGTTGCCAACCTAGCAAAGGCTCGCCACCTGTAATAACTAGATGCTCGTCCTTCCATTCATTGAAGGGCAATATCTCCATGATTCTATCTGTGATAGCGTCTGTTGTGAGCATAGGACTAAGGTCCTTAAAACGTGGATCCCAAGAAGCATAACTATCGCAACCAGTACTAACGAGCGGAAGTTCTTCATAGGTTTTAAATTCTGTAATGCGTTGTACAATTGGTTCAATTTCTGTGCTTAGTTCGCCTCGAGGCATACCAAAGCCTGCACATTTAAAGTTACAACCAAACGTGCGTAAGAACACGCTTGGTACACCCATATAACGACCTTCACCTTGTATACTGTAGAACAGTTCTGCTATTTTAATTTGTGCCATTTTTACCAATGCCTAATTGTGTTTGCTATAATAAAACAACATGTTATCACATGTATTGCAATCCAGAAAGTTTTTAGGAACAATGCAATTCTTGCTTCACGTAATGTAAGGATAGGAATATCAGGACGGTCATCGTCTGTTTCCCCCATCAGATGACCGCTTGCTCTAGCCCAAATTTTCTCTAGGCTATTCATGCAAATAAATCCTCATTCCATTCACGATGTCCTTCACGAAACGCCATGTTACTTTGTGTCTCACGTACCTCAACACGATAGCACCACAAACGCTCTGCTTCACCTGGTCCCCATAAGTCTGGAATGTAAACTCCATTAACATACTTGTATAGCATGTCAGCTAAACCCTCACAACCCAATCTAGGAAGAATAGTGAGTTTAGCCATATTCTTTTGTTCTAGTAATTTGTATGTTTCTAGTTCAGGGTCATCTTCTGCAACTAATAATGTGTGATCAAATTGACTTTCTAAAGTTTTCTTTAATTCTTTTAGACCACCATAATCAGCTGCCCAGTTACGAACATCTAAATTATCTGTGCCAAAATAAAATTTCATACTGAAACTGTAGCCATGAATTGTATTGCAGTGACTATCTGCACGCCATTGACGATAAGCGCAAGGGAATGCGTCAATATATTCTTTAGTACTTGTGTACTTGTATGTTACTGGATTGTTTGCCATTGATTTCTCCTATGTGTATTATAGCATAGGCAGCAGAGTTTGTAAAGCGGGATGAGCCTGAGACCGCTATCTTTATTTACCTTTTTGTTCCCCAAGATAGTTTATTCCAAACTCGTTCATGTACATAATACAAAAATGTATTAGCAATAATTTGAACTATCGCTATTGAACTTGCAACAGTAAAACTACCTAAAATTAAATATGATATCATAAAGGTACTAAAACTGCCAGTTATCCTCCAACTGACAGTTTTGGCAAAACTTCGCTTATTAGTGTCACTCAAGACCTAAATCCCTACGAATTTTAGTTGCGCTTATATTGTGTGTAGCATCGTCAAATGTTTCTTGTTCAATCTTATAACCAACATCACGCCCGTAGGTAATGTTTACGATATTTGGAACAACTTGAATTTCATATTGACCTTGATACAGCATATCCAAATCACGCTTAATAAAGTTCTTTACTTGTTCAATCGCAAACGGATTTGATCCTTGCCAACCCTGGCAGTCACGAATCTGAATTACAACTTGACCTGTTTTAGCAATAGCACGTTCAAACAACTTACGATGTCCTTCATGCCATGGTTGCCAACGACCTAACATTTGCACTGTTTCTTTTTGCCAATCAAATACAGGTCTACGACGGTTATCTAAAATATGGGCAGCAATAAACTCTCCCCACTTTTCACTATTTTGTTCTGTGATTCTAAAATCATAAACGTTAGGAGAGACGAAGGCTTTATTAGTATCTTCATATCTCCCTTTATCAATAGTATCAACCCATACAGTCCAGTCCGCTTTGAAATTGTTACGCATCTCAACTAGTGGAGCAACAAAATCACAGATAACATAGTCCATGTCAGTCATATTATCTGCTAGTTCACGCATACGTAAACTTTGACGAATGCGACCTTCGTGGCTAAAGTCCCAGTCATTGAATTTCTTACGCACATCATCAGCATTCAACCAGCCAACACGTTTCTTCTCAGCTTGTAGATGCTCTACAATATGTTGTGCTAGATATGTTTTGCCTGCTCCCGGCAAGCCCATGATTAAAATTCGTTTTGTCATTTGTAAAGTTCCAACAACATTTTGTACTTGTCGTATGCATCTTTGAGTCCAGGGTATTGTTTACGAAGCCATGCTTCTTCACGGACTTCTTGATCCAATCGTTCATTTCGTTCAAAATAGTTAGCCATATATTCTAATCGTCTACGGTCGATTTCTATTTCTAAAGTACTATCAATTTCGGGTTCAGTGTAGTAGCTACCGTAAGAATCCAGTCGTCTAGAATACGGGTCGTGATGCTTAACATTAACCACTCTGAAACCAAAGTGTCTAACGAATTTCTCTAAGTCCATTACTTACCTTTCTGTGCTTCTGCTACACGCTTACGCAACCCGCTACTACTGAAAGAATGGTCACGACTGTTAAAGATATGATTAATATTCTTTTGAGCACCTTCAGCACGTCCAGTGAAGTCTTTGCTTTGATACTCTACGCCCAAGATACGTACATCTATAGGAAGAATGAGGATTAGGTCGATGAGGTCTTGCTCTGTTTGGTACACAACAATTTCATCGACATAACGGCATGCCGATAGTTGAATCTGTCTTTCCACAACCGATTGTACAGGTTTGTTTTTAGTGTCAGGTCGGTCAATTGTGGGATCCGTCTGTAGACCTGCAATAAGGTAATCGCAATGATTCTTAGCTTCACTCAGCATAGCAATATGACCGGCATGAAGCAAGTCAAAAGTACTGAACGTAATCCCAATGGTCTTACCCTCTTGTTTTAGTTGTTTAATCTTGTTGAAAATCATCTGGTAATATCTCTGCTAATTCATCAAAGCCTGAACCTTCTGTGTAGTGGTACTCTTTGCCTGCATGATGGTATACAGTTGTCCAACAATGTTGATTGTTAGTTTCACTTGACGGCTCAAGGAGATTGAACACCAAGAACAAGTGTTCACGTTCTTGACCTTCAATGATTCGTTTTTCAGGTCCGTGTATCTTACGCAAGAATGCTTTCAGCTTCACAGGATCATTTCTGATTCCTTCAGCTACTTCTCGTATTAATTCAACACTTGTTTTGGTTATTTTTTCAGTGTACGCCACATCTTCACCTGTTCATGTTCTTTTAAGAATTCGTCTTCGCCTGCAAATGTAGGACTGTCAGTCATGATTTCATCAATCAACCACTTGATTTTATATAAGTCTTTTTTGATTTCAAATTGCGTGAAGCCATCATTACCTGGATGATGTAGTTCTACACCAGCCATGTAAACTTGATGGTGCATTCTGTTATAGTCTAGTGGATTCTTAAACCCCATTTTGTTTCTCCTTACAATTACAATTACGTCCTTGATTACAGTTGCCTGTACAATTGCTAGTTGCATTCCAAGCATTAGTAAGTATTGCATACAATACATTCATAAATGGGTAAAGAAAATAACCTGCTACTAATCCATAGATGAATATTTCCATCACTTGCAACCTTGTCTAGCAATATTATAAAACTCTGCTCTTGCGGCAGGATCAGTTTTAAAGCCGCCACCTAATCGTGTAGTTACTGTTGAACTACCAGTGTCTTCTACACCGCGACTCTTAACACAATAGTGCTGTGCATCAATCATAACTGCAACATCTTCTGTATCAAGGATGAACTGCAAGGTGTGAAAAATTTGCTCTGTTAACCTCTCTTGGATCTGAGGTCTTTTGCTAAAATATTCTACGATACGGTTTATCTTACTAAGCCCTAACACTTTTTGTTTAGGGACATAAGCTACAGTAGCCAATCCATCAATGACTACAAAATGATGTTCGCAGTTAGATTGAACATTAACATTACGCTCTACAACCATTTCATTGTAGTGCATTTTGTTGTCAACTGTTGTACATTTGGGAAATGCTTCATAATCAAGTCCCCAAAAGATTTCATTAACATACATCTTAGCAACACGCTTGGGTGTTTCAATTAAACTATCGTCTGTTAAGTCAAGACCTAAGATACGCATAATATGTGTAAAATGCGCTTCAATGTGGTCAATCTTTTCTTTACGGTCGTAACTGTTTGGACTAGTCGGAGTTTCAACACCCACTTTAACTAGATGTTCGTGTACTTTTTGACCCAACTCTGGATCTGTTTTTGTTTTATTATAACTCATAGATAACCTTCCTTTGTGATGGTTTTGTTTTGATATTTTGTAACCTTTATGTTACATCTTTATTTATCTTAGTGTGTGTTTGTTTAAGAAAAAGGCCAAGCGGCATTTTTATCAAGCGGGGGACGTTCTTTTAATTCTACATTCTCATTGATTATATCACCGTTGTCACTAGCATAATCAACACTAAAGGGCGCCAAGACTATTACATAATCATCTTCGGTTTGCCAATCATGCTCACCGTCAAATAACCAACTTGCCCCACCTTCATAGTACAACTCTTTAATTTCTTGTTGTTCTAATTCTGAAATATCGTCTGAGAATTCCCAATCAATGTTAATTGAATCTTCAAATTCGCATCCCCAGCCGACATTTGTTTTACAATATACTAGTGTAGAATCTTTATAAGGCAGATTACTATCCATATCTGCTTCAATAAAACCCTGACCCCATCTATAAAGTTCTTCCATATTAAACCAACTAATAGAACCGTCATCATTCTCACGGTACATTTCTACCCGCCAGCTAATACTTTTCTTTTCTAGAGGTTTAATACAATAGACTTTATCCATGATGCTCACTCATTTCTTCCATAGCATTGTCATATCCACGCTGATAGTCATCAGCATCAGCCTCTGCATCTTCAACATCGGTATATGGATTAATAAATTTTTCATTTGCTTTTGCAGAATCATATCCTTGTTTGAAAGGTGCTTCTGCATATAATTCAATTTTCTTTCTTGACATGATTAATCTTCCTTAGATTGTTTTTTACTAGAACCTTTTGAATGTAAAGCCTCTTTGTATACTGTTACCCAACTACGCATAAACTCACCTCGCTGATGATTATCTAAAATAGTTGCCGCCCTGCGTTTTACTTCTTTTGGCAATTTAATTGCCCTGCTATCATATCCTCTACATGTCATAATTACGCCTTAGCTTCTTTACGTGCAGTTTTTTCTGCTGTAATTTCATTACGGCGTGCTTTGACGGCTTTAGCTAACTCTGCTAATGCTTTACGGGCACGGGTGCCAGCGGCTGCATTACCTTTGTTAAACTTATCATTCTCAGCATTGTATGCTGCCAAACTTGTTTCAATATCATTATGTGCGGTCATTTTTTTCTCCTTAAAATATCGCTTCTATCATTTTACAAATACATCATTGATTTGTCTACTAACTCGGATAAATGTAGTACATTTAGCCAAATGCTTTAATCCCGATGCACCTACATAAGTGCATGTTGACCGTAATCCACCGAGCATATCTAATACTGTGGCATCAACCGGTCCACGATAGGGAACTGTTACTGTTCGTCCTTCACTACTACGATACGATGCTACCCCACCATGATGTTTTTCCATAGCAGTATCACTACTCATACCATAGAAGGTAACTTTACCATTTTCTATTGTGCCGCCACCCTCATCGTGCCCTGCAAGCATTCCGCCGAGCATGACAAAATCTGCGCCTGCTCCAAATGCTTTAGCCACATCGCCTGGGCAAGTACAACCACCATCAGCAATAATATGGGCACCGAGACCATGAGCCGCATCAGCGCACTCAATGATCGCAGAAAGTTGCGGGTAGCCAACCCCAGTTTGTAGCCGAGTCGTACATACCGATCCCGGTCCGATTCCAACTTTGACAATATCAGCTCCTCTTAAAATAAGTTCTTGTGTCATATCTGCGGTAACAACGTTACCTGCAATAATAGTGATATTTGGAAATTCTTTTCGAACCTTTTCTACAAAATCTCCAAAGTGTTCACTGTAACCGTTAGCAACATCAATACAAATGAATCTGATCCATTCAATGTTATTGACAATTTCTTTTAGGCGTTCAAAATCTTCATCACTAGTACCACTACTAACTGCGCCCCAGTCTCGAATCCATTGAGTGTTAATAGCACGATAGTCATCTAGTGTATAGTTCTTGACCATACAAGTGAACAATCCGTGTTTTTGTAATGACTGTGCCATACCAAAAGTACCAACACCATCCATGTTAGCTGCCATGATAGGGATACCACGATAGGTATTACCGCTGTGTTTAAATTTATAATCTCTAAACAGTTCTACTTCTTTACGACTTGATAATGTACTGCGCTTAGGGCGGATCAGTACATCTTTAAAGTCTAACTTAATATCATCTTCAATTCTCATTAATATTTACCTTCACGTGTATGTTTACGATAGTCGGTACTCATACGCAACCACTGTTCGCCTTTTCCTTCGATAATATCACAGATACGATCAATTGTTTTATCTGTCCAATCACTAATCTTACCCATGTTGTCACTTGGTTTCTTTAATGATTTTTCAAGTTTGTCTAGTGCATCTTCTATAGACCAGGGAATGTAGAGCCTGGTATGGTCATTACTAAAAGTTTCAGGGAAACTACGGTAAGCAGGATAGACAACATTACAACCCAAACTATCTGCCTCACTGACAGTGTTAGACACCCAGTCTTGTAACGCACAATTAAAAACAACCCTAGAATTGTTAACAATATCATAGTATGCATTTTTGTTCAAATCCTCATTAATAGTTAATAGTCCTTTTGCTTGCAGTTCGTATGTGCGTTTCATGTAACTTTGATTGTTGCTACGTAGTTTAGCACCACTACAAATACAAAACTCTACTGAACTTCCTGGATGACGTTCATGCCATGCTTCAATAACATCCATATAAAAGTCAGGTTGCTTTTCTTGATCCCAACGTGCTGAGAATACAACACGGGGCTTTCGTTCATTCCATGGCAGAATTTTACCAGCCACTCGTTCAATAACTTCTTGTTTGCCAAACGCTAATCCACTGATGTTATAGATGGGACTCTTCCACCCTGCTACTTTCATATGCATTACCATTTCTTCATTACTAGCAAGTACGCCATCAACAAAGCTATCTACCATCTTTTCATAATGGCCCATAAACTCAGACATACCCCATACATGAACAAAATCATCAGGATCAATGGACTGAGCAAGACAGCGAACATAAATCCGAGGCCTGTTAGCTTTGTCGATTTGTTTAAGAATATAGGGTAAAGATTCAATGCCTGGCTGAAACATATCTTCAAAGTAGATAACATCTTCCTTGTTAAGCAAACCCTCTTTCATCCATTTGATTAGTGTCATTAATTGACTCATACCAAAGTATGTACGACCATGTGCATCTAATACTTGACCCGTAACAATTTGTTGGTCAGTAGATAATGTATCACCTGGTACTACTACATAGTCAATACCTCTATGTTTGAACACACGTTCATTCCACTCTGTAAGTTGTAATGTATATCTTGCTTTATAGGGTTCAAGACCCATGTAATATAGTGTTCTCATTCTTTTCTCTCAATATCTTCTTCATTGCATTCCGTACCATATTGAATTTCAATTATTCTGCACGGAACATCAAACGGATTGTATAATCTATGCCAATCGTGTATAGGTATAACTATCTGACTTAGTGTATCTAATTCTATTGTAGGTAACTGATATCCATTTGGCATTCTTTGTTCTACCGCACATCTTCCTTCTGATATATGCCAGTATTCTGCTCTATGTTTGTGACGCTGTAAACTTAAACTTTTACCAGGTTCTACTGTTAGTTCTTTTACTTTGGTGCCTGGTACATCATGTAATATACGATAATAACCCCATGGTCGCAATATTTTAGGTTGTTTCCATTCACGTAGAATCCAACTACTTGAATTCATTTTGTTTTCACCACCGACACCAAATACAAATTCAATGCTAGGTACATCCATTTCAGGAATATTATCTTGTGTTCTATCACCACCGTTAGCAAATACAATCTCAGCATACGGAAACTCACGCTTGATTTTTATTAATAAATCCCTAGCGGAACCATCATCGTCATTGAATGTCATAGTAGCATGAACATCTTTCAATGAACCAACAATGACTCTACGTTCTTCCAGAGGCATAAAAGGCTGACCTTTCTTACGGGTCAGCCATGCGTCACTGTTTAGACCTACAATTAGTAAGTCTCCTAACTGTTTAGCGGCACGAAAATATTCAATGTGCCCACTATGTAGAGGATCAAATCCTCCAGTGACCAATACTATTTTCATGGACGTGCGTGTTCCGACCATTGATTCTTTGCATGTTTACCTGTAGCAAATTTAGTATATTGTCGATATACATAACTACGTTGGTTATATAAATCTGCTTCATCATACTTATACCCAAAGTCTACACAAAACTCTTTGTATTTTTCTAAGTCTTCAAATAGTTGAGTAACACGGGGATTAGTTTGAAATGTTGGTTTTGCCATTTTGTTTTCCTTTAAATGGTGAGGTTGTTGAAAGGTTTTGATGTGTTGTAATAAATCGTAGCACCGTTCTCACCGTCTTCGGAGACTGTGATTTCGATATTACGTTCGGGATAGCGAGTAGCGATTTGCTCATAGAGGTCATCACTAATCATTTCACAACTTTTGTAATTCAATTCAAGTGTTCCGCCTTTGTATAGATTTTCTAGCCAGCGTTTGAATTGAATAAACTCAATATCCCTATCGTTGTGAAATACTTCAATCGCCACATTAAAGTGAAAGATGTGACGATGTGGAGTTCCTAAAAAGCTAACATCATATTCATCACCCGTTGCGAGTGCTGGATCTGTTGCCGCCGCCGGGTATAAATGAATACCCTCTTTTTGAAATGTAACAAAAATCATACGCTTGGCGTGATGTTTAATGCGTACCCGTTTTTCAGTTTGTGCTTGCTCTTGTTGAATGTTCATTAAAAAGTCCTATTATCTGTCATCATCTAAGTTTACTTGTTGTGTTTCTTCGTATTCTAATCTTCTTATCCTACGTAGTTCATTATATATGATTTCTCTTTGTTTTTGCAATGATGATAGGGTATCTTTATTAAAGTTGGTATCCTTTTCTGTATCATTAATTTTATCATTAATTACTCTAAAACTTTCTTCAAGTATTCTAATGTTGTTTTCGTACATTTTAGTCCTCCAAAATTTGCGCCATTTCATCATCACTATCTTCAATAATTTCATCAATTTCTGAATCATTGTTTTCTACCTCAAATAATTTGTCAAACATAGTCATTGCATTGATAACTTTTTTACCACTGAAACCTTGACTACCCGATTGCATCTGTGTCCAAAAACTAGTGTGCTTCTTAATGACTTCAATACTATCTTCTTTTGTTTTTTGTAAAAAGATTTCTTCTACAATGTTACCGAATGTTTCACCTGTGAATTTATCACGAACCATCTTAGGAATAATTCCTTGCTCATATCTACGATTTGCTTCTTGTACAGCATTCATGTGCATCCAAACATTATGACTTTGAATTAGTGTATAACTCAATGTGTCCCAGCTTGTTTTTGTTTCTTTACCGTGCTGACCAATGAAACCTTGACCACGATAGCACAAGTCTTTCATAACTAATTTATCAGTTACGGGACTATCAGTAAATGTTTTATGAATACCATCAGCCAAACAACTATCCATGAACTTACGCATATCACCTGTGTAAGTTGTTGTTATTCCATAATGTTTACTCTCAGCAGTTTTTTCCATCTGATATGACCACTTTGAATCATGCTCAATATTAGTGTTAAAGTAAGCCAAACCTTTAGCCGCACTAAAGAAGGGACTAGCACAGTCAAAAGTAATTTGTAGTTTAGGGTTATGGTACTTGCGAATAGCTTTCTGAATATCAGTGAACAACACAGCATATTCTAAGATTGACACACCCAAACAATGAATAAGGTCGTGTTTACCTTCTTGTAATAAGCCATCATAAATGATATCAACCATTCTAGTTAGCATCAATTCAACATCAATCTTGTTTTGACCACCAAATGCCCATCCATTAAAATGTGTGTCAGGGTATAAGTTTGGATCACAATATTTTTTCATCTCATTATACCAGTCTTCTGACTGACCATGATTGCGACCTTGTAATACATTTAAGAACTTACATTTACCATTTCTATTGGCAACAAAGTACTCATTGTTAATGTGTGTAGCTTTAACGGCGTCTTCAATGAATTGAATACCATGAGCACTCTTGCCTGTCTTTGGATCTTTGATACCATAAGTAGTTAACGACTGTGACGGGATATCTAGGCACATGCCATAATCCATGTATGTATCCATCCATGTTAAAACTTCTTTGCGTTTTTTCATGGCACGGGGACAATTAGGATCTTTCCAATCAGCAGGCCATTGACATTTAAGAATCTGGAAACCACCTGAGTCACCCAACATGAATGTACCTTCTTCACGTTCTCTAATGATAGATTCATTGGGATCATTTTTAGTAACATCTAAATTAGCGTGACCAGCACTATATAATCCCCATTTGTAATAGTAAAGACCTTCCTTGCTATTAAGAAAGTTGAGTTTTTCTACATCACCGTTAAAACCTGCTGGTATGCGTTCTTTAGGAAAGTATTGCTCACCCTTTCGTTGTTTACCTAAGCCAGCAATATAAAAACTACTGACTGCGGGCAAGAACAATGCCCACTCTGGGTTTTGTTTTGCTGATAAATTATCTTGTATCATTCAACTACTACTTCTTTTTTGATTAGAGTCTGAACCATTTTGATTTGGTCTTGCTTTTGTTTGATTTGCTCAACTAAGTCTTTGATAGAGGGATGTTCTTGTGCTTGTTTTTCAAGCAACATTTCTTCATCCTTCTTCTTACGTGCCCAGTTGAGTAACGATTCAGCTTCGTAGGTTAACTCAACTGTTGCCACACTACCTACCATTGATTGCCAATTCTGACCGTCCCATACTTTTATACATTGTGAATCAAGGTCATACCTCATATCACCTTGCATAAATCCATTGTTATAACTCTTGGGTACATATGAAGCAGAATTACCACCAGTTACTTGGAGGTATCTGCCACCTGTGCTAATTCCGTTTAACATATTACTTTTGTTGTGCTGGTAATAGATAACGATATACTGCAATCCCGCTATCTACAGTGATTTCAGTAGCACCTTGATCGCTAATGCGAACAACCTTGTCACCAACTAGATCCATGATACTCATAAATTCTTTTACAGGCCATGCCCATGCTTTTGATAAAGATCCTGTGATGCCAGTATGAAATACAAAGTTACCACTATGAGTAGATGGATCACCAAAATAGATTTTTAAATCACTATTTTCAGTTTTAGTTGTAAAAGTTTTTTCTTCACTATTAGCACTTGATTGTTTCTTTAAACGCAAGATGCCTGCAATAGTTGGTTCAAAATCTACATTCCATGAAGCACCCTTGAACGTTACACTTTTTACTTTTTCTTCAACAATACCTTTGGACATCAAACGATAGTCATTGATAAAGTCGCCGTTCTTAGTTTGAAAGTGAATAGTACTAGGAACATCTTCACCATCTCGCTGTGTATTAACAACATTAATTTTAGCATGTTCATCATATTCTTCAAAGCCAACAATAGTTTTTAACTTACTCAAGTTTGGCATACCAAACACACCAATGAAGTCAGCGATGGGAGTCTTAAATGTTCCACTAACAATAACTGCCTTATCTTCTGCAATTGCATTGATAGTAGTTTCAGTTGCTGAACCCGTGACTTTAATCAAGTCAATATTACCTAGACCATGTGTATGGTCAATCAAATCTTTTAAATAATCTTTCATGTTTTTCCTTTAAGTGTTACTACTATTTAGGTAGTTATGTTATGTATTATAATGGAATATATTGCGAAAGTCAACATCAATTTAACCGAATGTAAACAATTCATCAAACGTAGATTTAACATCTATATTACTGCGAATGTCCCAATCTAATACTCCGAGCAAGTTATCAATCTTTTCATCTACTAGTGTTTGTTCCATTGCCTGATCATCAAATGGCAAATCACAGAACCATTGAGGTAGTCGTAATTCATCTACTGGATATGCAACGCTTGTAAATCCTAATGGATTAGGTTTGAGTTTGCATACTACAATTTTCATTCCATCAACAATTTTTTGACTGTAGTTATCTCCGTGTACCCTACGCAAGTAGTTATAGTTCAATGCCGCACGAACGTGTCCGGGCATGTTAGCACGACCTGTCTTACTGTTAGCTTCAAGTTCACCATAACTTGTTAATTTGTTTACGCCTTTAGGTGAACCTTTAGTCCAACTATCTTGTGCAGATAAGACACGCTTGAAGTCTTTAATTTTTTCAATGACTTCATCACGACCTTTACCTTCTTGAATTACCATACTAAGAATAGACATTAAGAACTCTTGTACTTGTTTAGGAGTATCTGCACGTTTCAAATCAAGACCCATAGCCTTGATATCTCCTGCTTTACCTTCAATGTCTTTACGCTTGCCTTCTTTATCAAAGATATTAATAGCATAACGTTTCTTTGTAATAAAGATACTACGATCACCGATCAGTTCACGACCAGCCTTAATAATCTCGCCATTCTTTCGAGGTGAATGAAATGCTTTTTCCATGAATCCAGGAAAACTATCATTCGCTTGGTCAGCAATGTTATCGTATAATGAAATGCACAAGTCTTTATCCCATTGCAATTCACCATTCTGTATTTGCGAATAGAGAACAGGGTATGCACTAAAATAACAACTGTCAGTATCACCATAAACAATTGCGCTACCTTCGTGATTGTATTCACCAGTAACACATTCATTGATTTGGCTCATCATGTGTTTAACAATTTGTCTTCCACACAATGTAACACTTTGACCAATACGCTTGTCGTAGAAACGGCAATGCTCATTCAATAGTGCGCCGTATGCAGAGTTAAGCAAAATCTTGCGTACCAGTTGTCGCTTATCCCAATACTCTCTATCAGTTTGGGTCGTTGCTTCTTTTAGTTTCTTCTGCATTTCTTTACGGTCACTATACCAGCGAGATAGTAATCCAGGAACAACACCTTCTTTTTCATACGTAAAGATTGTGCCATTTGCACTAAGCATCCAAGGCTTATGACTATCAAAGACTAGTTTCCATATCTCTGCCGCACTCAGTTCTTCGCTACGACCATCTTCATAATCAATTGTAAGCATAGTGCCACGTTCTTGATTCATAATTGCAGTGTACTCTAATGCACCAAACAAATTTTCCCATAGAATACTACCAGTAACTGCATCATCACCCTCTTTGTGGCGTTTCTTTTCTGATGCAAGTCGTTGACCTTTATCAGTCATATACTGGTCAGTTATTGTTTGTCTGACTTGCCCGACGATTGTTTCTCCCGCCATGTTGAGGGCTCTAATAACCGAGGGGTAGAGCGAGTTGATATCAACTGCTCCGACGTATTCGTGCATACCTCTTTTGGGCGTAGCAACATAGGCACCTGCCGCTTGTTGGACATCTTCTGCATTTTCTTTCCTTCGTTTTTTATCAGGGACAACTAAACCACGTTCGTGGGCTTCATTAAAGATAGCCATTTCAATCATAGCCACTGAACCCATAACTGTTGGAAGCAGTACTGTATTTTCATGTGCTAGTTGATTAGCTAACTCTAAGAATTTTAATTTGTTGTGAATCTTTACCAACAACATAGTATCTTGTCTGTTATACTCTAAGAATTTTTTAAAATCTTTATTGTATAATTGGTCAAGAGTACCTTCATATTGTGTTTTGTTCTCACCAACCTCCATCTCACCGATAGCATCTAGTTTATAACTATGGCGACTTTCGTAGTTGTACTTCTTATAAAGTTGAAGATAGTCCATGTGAATGCGACCAATCAAATCATAAGTTTGTTCTTCTTTACCAAAACGTTCATATGTTCTTGGCTTGGGCAGTTGACCCATTAAACAGAATTTGCGTGTATCATCTTTACTCATCACACGTGTAACACGATTTACCATATATGGTATATCATATCCTTCTGAGTTCCAACCAGTTAATACATCAGCATCTTCAATCAATTCAAAGAATGTATCAAACATTTCCTTTTCGTTATTGAAAAGCAAACAGTTCTCAAACTCTTTAGTGATTTCCCATGCTGTATCTGTGGTCATATGCTTCGGGGCAATACACAATGTTACCAGTGTGTCTTGCCAATCCAAATACATACTGATAGCAGTCACTGGATTGAATGGATCACTAGTAGGACTGAAACCTTTTTCAGGATCAAAATCTACTTCAATGTCAAAGAAACAAGTGTGTAATTTAGGTGCCTCAACACCTAAATAGTTTTCACTCAGGCATCGGAAGACAGGATTGATATCACTCTCAAACAGATTTTTACCTGATTGTATACGTTTTTCTTTTTCAAACTCAGCACGTTTGCGAGTACTAAAACGACTGACCGGATTGCCATAGATACTACGATGCTTACCTTTTAAGTCAGGATAATATAAAACGTAGTTAGCAGGATATTCTTTGTATTGACGCAACCCATTTTTGTCACGTTCAACTACAAAGATGCGATCCTCATCCCTGCTATGAATAGCGTCTACATAACTCAAAGTGTTTTACCCACAGTTTCCAAAATAGTGTTGAGTTCGTCATGGTCGCGGTTAGCTTGACCTAAACTTGCTTTGTGTGCAATCTTAATTGCTTTCTTCAATGTTGAAGCCTTGATTTCCAATTCTTCTGCGATTGCTTTGATGGTATCATTCAACCCACCATTCAACGTATCAATTTCATGTAGTGTTGTCATACCCTCATTGATGAGTTGTGTTAACTTAATTTTTGCATCACCATTGAAGGTGCGATTATAATCAGACATAGATTCTCCTTGTAAAGTAGTTAGTATATATTGACTGTGTAGAAAAGTCAAACATTTTGCTGACGTTCAACAATCTTTTTAACCGTTGTACGTAAACCTGGGTTAACATGTAATGCATGTGGCACTAAATGTTTTCGAACATAATTTCTAGTGTAACGTTCGTCATTGTTACTAATGTCATTGCACCAGCCAATATCTTTTCGTTCACACCAATTAATAAATTCATTCTTTGGTGTAGTTAAAAATGGTCTGATGACATTGTTTCTTGTTGAGGGGATTACTTTGGGTTTGCCATGCAACGCTGACCAGATATATGTTTCAACACAGTCATCTAAATGATGCCCTGTCACAATAGGACCTAGACCATCACCAAAGCTATTTAAAAATTCATAGCGTTCATTACGCCAATGTTCTTCTGTACTTAATTCTTTTGGTTTACTGTTTTTAATAAAACCTACCATTAGAGGTAATCCACGTTCGGTGCAAAACTTTGCAACAAATTCAAATGCACGTTCGCTATTTTCAGTGCCGTGATGAAAGAAGGCGCACGTTACTTTATGTTTGTTGCTTAAAAAGTCAACGATAGCAGTACTATCTACTCCGCCGCTAAATGCGACAATTAACTCTTTTGGTAGTGGGAAAAGTAAATTAAGCATCTGTGTATGATAACACAGAATGTTATTTATTCAAAGATTTCTGGATGTTCTTTACCGAATATTTTTATGTATTTGCCCGCAAGTTGATCTGCTTCCATCTCAATTGGGCTACCTGGATAGCTGTCACCGGGCTTAATCATATCCTTTTCACCCTGACGGCAATGGACTAATTCATGGAATACGGTACGCATAATGTCAACCATATTTCTATTCCTTACATAAACCCAAATCTTATTTTCACCTACTGTATGTCTACCAGTATGATGTCCAGCTTGTGCCTCTTCAGTACTATAACTAAATTCAATTTCCGGAAATTTTTCTAAATTAAGTTTATCGGCTGACCATTTAATAAATTTTTGCATGATTGGATTATCATTCAAATCTTCTTGGTCATCTTCATCTAGTTTACTTTTGATCCAATTGTCAGGTGTTCTGTGATATTTTCTTACAAACAAATCATGTAATGCATCAGCTTTGATTTGGTGCTTACCTGCAATTTTTTGCATTAGTCTATCAATGGTATCATAGTCGTGTTTATCCAAAGAAGGTAACTTCCTTGCTAAGTCTAATGCGGCTGATTCTGTAATAAACTGTTTAGATATCATGTTCCATTACCAAAACACCGTCTTCCATAACATTATGGGAGATAATTTTTTCTTCTTGTACCCAACGATTGTATAATGCAAGTTTGCCTGCTGACATTATTTCACCTTCAGGGATAGGTTCAATATAAACTGCTAAATCTTCTTCATTTAACGTTGTTAAGGCCCATTCGTGCCATGAAAGAAAATTCTCGCCTTTTGATGATGTATAGATATGTTGTTGCATAATAAATGTCCTTTATGTACTATTTATCAAAAAATGCTCACTTTAGATTTCCCAGTAGCGAATTGGTACGTCAGGCCAGCAGCCGGCCCACCTACGCAACGAATTGCGGTCCTAAGGTGATATTAAATTACAGAATCATCATATTTTAATACATGAGTTCCGAATCTTTTTAGTCTAGCAGTAAAATCATTATATTTTTCTGTAACTACTCCGGTCATTTGAAATGTGACTCTGGGAGTGTGTCCAGCATTTGCTGTACTATGAGGTACATTATGCCAATCAAATGTAGTTATCTCACCTGCTTTCCAGCCCTGGTGTGTATAGTTTCCATAACTCCAAAAGTGTCCCGGTTGCCAATCAGTTAAATGTACCATTATTCTTTTAATTGTATAGGGATTATCTGGATTCCATTTATATAGTTTATCTAAATGAAGATTCCATACTTCTCCGGGCATCTGTACATGTACACGATTCATGCAATCTTTTAATCCAAACAAATCACTTATCTGTTGTAACATCGGTGGCAAGTCCCAATTAAGATGTGTAATGACCATGTTAGGATCTACCCCTGCCCTAATTAAATCATTTTCCTCTGCCCCCAAATCATCAGAAGGAATTTCAACTCCCTTACCTTTATATCCCCTAGTTGCCCATGTTGCAGGCTTTGCATTTTTAACAATCTCTGCAACTTCTTCACTAAAGTCATATGTAAATTTTCCCATTTTAACTACTGTATCATAATTAGGGTCAATTTTATCAACATTAAAGTGATATTTACTTTTTATTTTTGTCTCATCCCAACTGCTTCTCATATTACTGTTACCCTTATATCTGATGCACCGTAGTCTTGATAATATTCACTAGGTGGCAATTCTATATTTAGCATATTACACAGCACCTGATTAGTTATTGGGGTACTTCCTGGATACTTATATGTCGCTTTGATAATACCTTCATTTTGTTCTTTAATCTTTTCAGACATAACTTTTAAGTTCTGATAGTATTCAGAGTAATCAGGATATGTTATATTGAAATGACCACATTTAACCCACCAACCTAAACAGGCATCATTAGGACGATGTACTAAAATGATAGGACAATCGGGCCATGTTTCTTTGATATAGTCAATGTGATTAGCAAATACATGACTCTTTACAATGCGAACTCCTTCACCTGAAAAAGGCGCATCAAATTCTGTTTCACATTGATAATGATCGTGTTCGTTTAATCTGTGAAAAAATTTACCAAACTCCATACCAGGGTCAAAATATGCACCTAAATGCATCAAATCCATTTCACCACTAGCATCATGGTAATATGTTCTATTGTCACTATAGTCGCTACGATCAATATTAGGACTATAATAGATGTTCTTTACTACACTACTCCACTTACTACCCGGAGCTCCGGCTACAAAAATATATTTCATTCAGGTTTAATCTTCTTTGCTATGTTAATCCAATCTCTGCGTAAGAGTGCCATACTAGCATGTACACCTTGAGGAGAATGTTCTTTAGTAGTTATGAACATTAAATTGTCATCAAATTTTTCTTTTGCTTCTTTACTACGAATTGCAGGTGTAAAGTTATCACGATACCATTTTTGTACATCTTCTGAAGTATTTTTAGGAAGTACTAAATTCCAGCAACCATATAAGTTTAAGCCAGGAGCATACTTACTCATTAGTGGAACATTTTCTAATCCCTTTAGTGGAACTTCACTAGCAAGACCGATTAGTTTAAGTTTACCTGCTTTAACGTGAGGATAACCTACACCAACTGGAGTAACACTAAATTCAACGTGACCTCCCATTGTGTCCATCAATGCTTGTGCGGGACCTTTATACATTACTGTTTGTACTCTGTCACCACCGGGAACATTTAGTTTGTCAGTTAAGTATTCAACTGCTAGTTTGTGTCCACCGCCACCGATAGCAAAATTGATAGGACGTTTCTTTTCACGTATTTCTCTAATCAAATCTTCAGGAGTGTTGACTTTACTTCCGGGATGTGCCCAAAATGCTAATGGACTACGTGCTATGTTTGCAACTGGTTCAAAATCATATACATTATATTTTAACATCTGTGAGTACCATACTTCAGCGGTAATCCATTGACTATTACAAGCAGGAACTGCAACAGTATGTCCATCATTAGGAACTGTAGCAAAATGATTCATTGCAATATTTCCGTCAGCGCCAGGTTTGTGTTCTCTTGTAAAGGTAACACCTGTTTTCTTTTCTACAATATCGGCAACAAAAAAGAATGATATCTCATTGCCCGCCCCCGGACCATTTGGAAATATAACAGTGATAGGTTTTGTTGGTTGCCATGCAAATGATAGTGCAGGAATAAGTGCTAGTATGCATAAAAGTTTCTTCATCGTTTCTCCTAATATAAATATGATGACAGAATATTTATTCCATTTTGAATAAAATTTCATAAAATCTAGAAAAAATTACATGAACACAAAAATTTTTAAGTTAGTCAAAGAAAATTTACAACTTGCGTTTAATTTACCCAAGTATTCAAAAATTTCTATTGATGAAAACACGATTGTCCAAGACTTACCCTGGACTCCTGCACGTTATCGCAAGTTCAAAGATGCTATAGAATTAGAATTAAGTTTACCATGCGAATATGTAGGCACATTGCGTAATATAGTAGATGATTTAAGCGAACGATATATTCTTAGATTTTTCAGTGAGATGTGGAAACCACGTACAGGTGACTATGAACACACTGGTTGGGAATTAGTTGAAGAAGTTAATAAACTAAACCCAGAGAAAGTACTTGACGTTGGTTGCGGATATCACCCATTTAAGGGTAGGATTCAAAATCTGATTGGAATCGATCCATATAACAATCAAGCTGATTATGAAGTTGATATATTAGAGTACAAAGTTAAACCAGAATCACATGATGTAATTCTAGCATTAGGTTCAATCAATTTTAATAGCAGAGATGAAATTGAGGCAAGATTTGCACATTGCGTTAACTTGTTAAAGAAGGGCGGTAAATTCTATTTACGTGCTAATCCGGGAATCACGCATAAGACAGGACCATACGTTGATATTTTTCCCTGGAGTTTTGAAGTAGCAAGCGAGTTTGCTGAAAAATATAATCTTACACTTGACACGTTTAAAAAAGATGCAAATGATAGATTGTATTTCGTTTACACTAAACTTTAAACCGGGCTGTACGGGTTTCTAGGTCTATCATACCCGTCATCTTCAGGATATACTGGATAGTCATTTGGATTAGTTTGTAGCATTTGAACCACACTTTGCTCTTTTGGCTTTAGTTAATGCACCAAAGTCTACGGGCCATTCTTTACCGGGTGGCACTTCTTTTGCATTTGTAGGGAAACGATATGTGACACCGGATTGTGTTTGTATATCAGACACTGATACTCTGAACTTAGTAAGATCATTGCCTAAATTAACATATGGTTTAGTGTGTGGGAATTTCCATCCAGCAACTTGTCCAGTAGTATTGTTAATTACAATCTTATAGTAAGCATATGGTACAATAATACCATTAAACGATTCACTAGTGGCTCCGTACATAGCTCCTACATATATTGTATAAGGTTGATTTAATTGAACAGCCCAACCACGAATACTAGTTTCTAATAATTTCCATATGCCACGATTTAAACTGCCGTGCTGTGGATACATATTAGTCATTAAGAAACTTTCATACTCTACAATCTGTGACCAACTTAGATCACCGTCTGGTGCAGCATGACCCTTGTCGTATCCTGTGCCAATATAGTCATCAGGTCGAGCGCCATTTTTTATTGATTGGTCAGCGACAAAAGCATTTGTTCTTGGAAAGCAACCTAATGCATTCTCTGGCTTTAATGTATATGCTACATAGACAGGAATTTTAACTGGTGCATCATATGCGACTAAGTAACCTTCACGGCATATAGGTTGTGCTGGTCTTTGTGTTTGTGCAAATCCATATGGACTATGAACTTGACATTGTAGTATTGTATTTGGCGGACGTTGAGTCCATGCATAAGTTGATGTTACAAAAAATATTGCAACTAATGTTATTATCTTTTTCATATAATCTTTAAAATTTATTACATCACGTAAATTTGTCCAACCGAACTAGACAATACATCATCAAACATATACTGCATATCATTGGCTAAAGTTTCTGCGGCATCGGCAGCATCGTCACGCATTTGAGGTTTGATGTTCATATACCGAGTAGGATTACCCCATGCTTTGCGACCATAACCCAAGTTGCTTGGTAGTGGGTTAAATGTGACATTGCCAGTACCTAGATACTGTGCAAAAATTTCATATAAGAATTCATACGGACGTTTGATTTCATTACTGCGACTACTACGCTGTGTGCCAATAGCATTGAATAGTGCGTTGTATTCTGGAGTTAAATTATAATTAATTTTAGAAGTCACTCCGGGTGTTTGACTTTTAATCTTATTATAGTATTCTTCTAGCATAGTATTGACTGAGGTGAAGAAATGCTTCTCTGCTTCAGCCCATGTACTCCATCCACCATTCTTACGAACACCAGCTTGAATAGCATGACCAAATCTATGAGCCATGATCCACGGTGTCATCATTACTTTACTGTCACCACTGTTACCGACAAAGACTACGGTGATAGCATCTTCACTACCTTCAATGATTGGTTGTGCTTGTTCACCAAACATCTGTTCTAGTTGCTGCGGTGTTACTGGGCCAGTCTCGCTGTACTTACCTGTACCTGGTATGTTGCTAAAGAACAATCTAAAATCGTAGGGAGTTTTTTCAAAGAACCGTTGTGTCTTTAGTTGATTAGTCGGATGGGGAATTAAACGTTTGTCAACACCTTTGAATGGCCCTGGTTTGTTAAAGTCACCCATTGGAGTGAATTGTTTGAGAGCCATCTCATCGGTAATTTCTTCTGCAATTTTATTCTCAGGCTTGTCGTATGCTCTACGGTCAGTTAGATGATATTCCATTCCATTGTACGGATCTTTCTTACTATACAAGTCCCAGTCAGGCAATAAGCGTTTAATCATCTTAGCATATAATGCTATGCGACTATCTTCTTTTGCATTAAATGTAATTTCTTCTACTTTATCAAGCCCGTAGTATTCTAAGAATGCTCTGGTAATATCAACCGCAGTTGATAATACTTCTGCTGAGTTACCAGTACCAGTTTTACCAAACAAATCTAAGTCACCGGGATCTTTATCATAATCTCGTATTAAGCGAAATTGTATTTCCCACTTTGTTTTATTTGAGCTACCGTATCTACCACCATGTACAAACGCTTGCCACATGTATTCTCTGTCACCAACACGAAATACTGCAATAGCTTCTTCACTAGTGCGGCGGTGCCAGTCCCAGTTTTTCTTACCGGGTTCGAATACTTCGGTGATAAATTCGTTTGCTCTCATTATTGTGCATCTTCCCAAACATACGCATCTTCTCCGCGATGCTTATCCCAGAAGCCAGAGCCTGCTTTTGTCTGGTCGTGACTTCTATTAATAATGTAACCTTCACCTTTTAGCGAATCATACATAGTCTTTGCGATTCCCTTGTTACGATATTCATCGTTAACCCAAAGGTCTTGAGGATATAACTCTTTGTTTTCTTTGTGAAACTTAACGTAAGCTAATGGGTTTTTAGTTGCTGGTTCAAATGCCTTCATAATCAACGCACGGTCGTTAAAGGCAAACTTTAAAGATAAGCCATTACTTTTTAATGCCTTAGCTTCTTCTGTAATAAACTCAGTTGCTCTCATTACTCACGTTCTGTTTTAAGAGTGGAACGGATGAACCATGCTTTCTTACCGTATAGGTCTTGTAGTTCAGCCATGTAATTAGCAATGCCTTGTTGACGTTCGTTTGTTGCTTCATCAAACATAGCAACAACTAATTCATTCATCTTTTCACAATCTTGCAGTGATTCAGCAAACATTAGTTGGGCACGTGGAATTTTAATTTGGTCTTGAATGATTGATAGTTCTGAATATCTTGTTAAACTGCCGGGAGTATAAGAACCTAAGATTCTAATATACTCAGCAATTGGATCAATTGTAGCATTTACGTCTTCGTACAATGTGTTAAAAAATTCGTGATATTGTGGAAAGTTACTACCTTCAATATTCCAGTGAAAGTTCTGTGATTTGATTGCAAACGATTGAGTGCTTGCTAATAATACTTTTAAGTTTTCTGCTAACATGGTATTTCCTGTGTTTATTATATATTTATCAATAACTCAGTTAAAGCTAAACGTTTTAATGTTGCATTAGGAAAACTTTGCTGGATTTGATCAATAATATGTGTGATTGGATATTTTAGTTTATTAAAATCAATGAATTGTAAATCCAAATAAATGCAAAGTACTTGTGTAGTATAGATAGTTTTTAGTCCAGATATTTTGTTAATTAATTCAGGCACTGTCAAATATTTGAAAATTTGTGATTTAAAATATACTACTATTTCAGGTTTAAAAGTTTCTAGCAATTCTGCATGGTGAGTTAAATTATGTAAATTAGGTCTAAAATAAATATTTGGAATTCCTTTTAATAAAGTACTACTTCTACCAAAGTACTCAATTGAAATGATATCTGGATTATAAGTGTTAAAACAATATCCAAAAGAATCTATCCACATACTTTTTTTATTTTCAATTAAATCTAATATCAAACTATTCGGTAGTTCTTTTTGTATTTTTTTATGTTTTTCCCGCATCCATTTTGCAAATAAAGGATGGCTTACTTTATACTTACTATATTGAACACGCACATTATTTAAAACTCTTGCACTGTAATAAGATTTCACTGTATTCATGTTATAAAAAACTGAGTAGTAGGACTGGCAAAATTAAAAAAACTGCCATTCAGGTTAGGTATATAATGATAGTCAATTGTTCGATTTACAAAGATTGATTGTATAAATTCTAACAATGCCAAATCATAATCTTCACTGACATTGTTTTTAAAATCATTTGTATAGATAACAAATTTGTTTATAGCAATACAAACTCTAGGAACATCTACCAAAGATTTACATAGATGTTCAACTACATTTATGTTTTTAGCAGTTTTTATAAATAGAAGTGCTTGTTCAGCAGAAGAAGTATCATTAGCTAATTGAATTCTACTATTGAAATAGGTTTCACCGTATACCCATGTTTTTTTAGAGGTATCTACCCAATCAATAATTCGTTGGTCTTGTTCAAATTCAATATTACTGTCAGCAAAAAATGTTTTTTGCTGATCTCTCCAAGAAAGTGCCATTACTATCCTAGACGAGGTTTTCCTTTGAAGGCCCAATAAAATTCAAACACTTGGTCGGTCATTACATTAAACCTTTTAGAATGTTACTCTTAGTTTCTTTTATGTTATTACGGAATTTTCTAGCTTCAATTGCGTCCCATTTGCCACGCTCAAGGCCCTTTTCCCATTCATCATACTTACGTGCTTCTTTTGTAGCACTATAAGGATTGTCTCTGATTGTCATACCTTGCTTATATGCTTTGCGACCTAGTTCGTATGCTACATCTACGCCTGCTAATTCAAATTCTTCCGCCACACCTTCATTAGATTTCTTCTTAGTGTTAACATTGATAGCTTTGCCACTACGTTCTGGATTAGGATCTTCTCTACGCTTACGTGAAGCCGCACTTGCACGACCCTTCTTTCCTAAACTGTGTGCTTTACTTTGTGGTAAGCATTTTGGTTTGCCTTCACTATCATCACCTCTAGCACATGCGCCACGAATCTTCCCATCAGGACCAAATCGTACCCACTTTTCTTTGAACCAATCTCTTAGTGTTTCATCTACTTGGTCTTCTTCTATACTTTCGTTTTTACTACTATTGCCCCAATTGGCAGCACCTTTTTTACGACACTTAACAAGAGCACCACTAGCATAAGCACTAGGCCATACTTTGTAACGGCTCTTTACTTTATAGTAGCAAGCATCTTTCTTTTCGTTAATCATCAGTTCACTGAACATAGGACCACTGCAATGTGGACATTTTTCTTCCGTCACACCTTGCGATTCAAACTGTCCTGCATCCTTAGCGACTCTACGCTCACTACCTAGACTAGGAAAACCTTGTTGATGTGTTGATTGTTGAGTTTTTTTTGCGGCAGCATCCTGTGCCTTTGCTTTTAATAAATTTAAAGTTCTAGTATCTAATTGTGTGCCATCTTCTTTTGCTCTTTGAACTAATACATTATAGTATTTGTTCGCTAACTCTACTTGTTGAGCATTTATATTAGGCATAGTATGTGCGTTGGCTCCTAATGCACCCAAGGCCATTGCGCCTCCTGCAACAACATCTTTCCAGCCTTCCGCCACACCTTCTTCGTTGGTTTTATTTTTTTCACAACTGCCCGGTGCACCTGCTTTAGTACCGGCAACTCTATGATGACCAGGCCAGCATTTCAATTCATCTAATTTATCTTTTGAATGATCGCCGTGTGTCTCGCACATTCCACAATCTTCACAAACCATTTCCATCTCAATACTTTCATTGTGCTTTTTCTTGCCAGCGCAGTGAGCCTTTTGACTAAAGCCTTTTGGATGAGAACAATTTATGCTACTCTTATACTTTTGACTCCACTTTTCATCTAATTGATCTTGTGTAGTGATACCTAAATTTTTTCTTAACGCATTTGCTATACGCTTTTTGCCACCCTTATCCATCTTATCGATAAGTTGTTTAACTTGTATGTAGGAAGTTGGTTCAGTTAGATTTTTGTCAGTACGGGCTTCCGCCACACCTTGCTCCACGACACCTTTAATCTCAAAGTGATTAACTGGATTACCGTTAA